TGCGGTCGACAACGTATAAGTCCGCTTCGGTCAGGTAGCTGGAACGGTCGTCATCCGTAAACTTAATCGCATCTCCTTCGCGAACATCGCGGTCGACTCTGCGCCACTCTGCGCCTTCGAACGTAATAGTTTCGGAGATCGGCGCGAATACTTCGTACCTTTCCGAATACGCCCGCAACTGCATCCAGCGGAAGTCCTCGTCGTTATCATTAAATCCGAGATCACCGTCGCTATCCGCGTAAACTGGTCCGTAGAACTCACCCGTAATAATAGCGCTATCCTCGTCGACAAGCGCCTTAACGATATCGCCCGCCTGCGCTTTACGGTCAACTTTACGATAAGTCACGTCACCTACTGTTACCTCTACTGCCGGAATTACCACGTTAAGTTTCGCCATATTATTTATCGTTCTCCTTCGTGTAGGCTGTCCGTTGGGACCTCCGCCCGGTCTTACTCGCTTTGCTCGATCACTTACGTTAGGCCGCCGCCGTTACTAATCCGCGATTAAGCGCCATGGAAAGCTCAACCCACCGTTCGGCCGCGCTTGCCTCTTTGCACCAGTACTCGCCGCAAAGTCGATTCTCGAACATGAATACGCGCGGCATCTCGCCGTCCTGTGCCCACACGCCAACGATGTAATCAGCGTCGGATAAATCGTACGTCGTTCCGTTCCCTTTCTTCGCGTAGACTACGAGGTCGCCACCGCGATCCATGCGCTGCCTCACCGTCTTAACTTGAATCTTCGCGTAATCACCCGTTAGCGGGTCCTGCGCCAGGATGTCGTAAGCTTCGTCTGTCTCCGCCTTGTGCACCGTCCATCCGTTAGCTAACAGCGCAAGACGCGCCGCCAGCTCCGAATACTTGCCGACTGTTTCCGATATATGTGCCAATCAATCGTCCTCCCTTTCCGGTACGAAGACGATCTCAATGTCGCCCTCGTCCGCTGGCAATTCCGCCGGTCCTAACGAAGTGTAAACGGTAGGCTCAACGCTCATTACGATGTCCGTTGTGAATAGGCCGTGTTCGTGCGATAGCTCCGTAATAAACTTCGCGAGGTTCTTGCCGGCTTGCGGAAGCTTTTTAACGTCGTGAACGTTCAGCAATACGGTGAGCTTTCGTGATTCCGGGCCGGCTACGTTGTTTGCGTTCATGCTACCGCCTCCTTAACGTTAATTTAGAACGGAAGTTCCTCTTCGAGGATTTCGGCTGGCGCGTCGGCATCGGATGGAGCTGGCGCATTGTTAGCGCTACTTGCGCCTGGCAACACGGACTTATCGATGTGGCCCGAGTCTGCCTCGTTCAACAGCGCGATAATATCGTCCTCATCACGGAAGTTCGCGAGCTCTTCGTACGGGAAGTCGAATCCAACGAATTGTGCGGCGTCTGCCGGAACCTTTTCATCACCGGAACCGAGAGAATACGATTTTCCATCGGACGTTTTGGTAATCGTAATGACGTCGCCAACAGCCGAGTAATCCGGCTTAAACTTCTTCGCGGCCTTTTCGAGCTTGTCGTAATCACCGATCAAATTCATCGCGTGGAACTCTTTGATATCGAGCACTCTCCACGTTTGATATTCGAGATCGAACACCGGAACCATGAAGTAGAGTTTGCGTTTAGCCTTCGCTTTGCATGAGATACACGCACCGCCGTTAGGCTTCGTGAATCCTTTCAACTCAGCGCCTGTTCCGCGAGGTGAGTGCAGGCAAGTGTGCTTTTTGAAGTATGTTGCCCGCGTTGCAAAGTCGCCGTCCTCGTGACAGAAGTAGAAGAACCAGCTATCGGGATCTGCGAGCATTACGAACTGGCGGCCTTCTTTCAATTCGGAGCCGAGACGTACATAACGCGTAATGCCTTCCGGAAGTCCATCGTTCAAGCCGTTGCCTTTCGGAGTTTGGCGGTCTTCCTCACGTTGTTTCAGTTGGTCGCGAATACTCATTCAATCACGTTCCTTTTCGGTTTATTTGGGTTGGCGGCTACTTACGCTAAATCCGGTCTTATTTTACGTCCTCCCGGCGAGGAATCCGCGGCCACCTTCGCGGACCGTATTTCTACGCAAATTTTCGAACGGGGATTGCGCTACCAGATACGTGTGCACTCCGTATCGTTCGCGACTTACTCTTTGCCAGCGGAGTCAACCGCCTCTACGTGTTAAGCGGATCGTTGTCCGCTCCTGTTCCACGGGTCCCACGCCCGCTGCACGGCACTAACCGGATACTTACGATTATCCCAACGCTCTGCTAACGAAGCGGAGCGCTTAGTTAATACCGCGCAGCCGACGTAGGTAATGCCGGCTTAATCATACGCACATATATAATAGGAAATGATACGGTTCAAACGTAAGCCGCTACGCTCTTCATAATGTTCGTTTTCTCGCGTTGTACCAATAAAATCTCGCGTTCCAACGCCTTCAATTCGGAGTCAATCTCGTTGATCCGCGAAGTCATCTCGACAACGATGCGGGACGACTCGGATTTAACGCGTCGCAACTCGACCTGAGCGCGTTCTAACATAAGCTCCGCCTTCCGTATGTTGAGTCGCTTGACCTCGCGTTTCTCCTTGCGCTCAGCCGCCTTCACTGCGCGGAGAATAATGCGCTCAATGGGATTGCGAACGGATTCATGCGCTTGATGCTGCGGATACAATGTGATTACGGTATCTTCCGTTGGGTGAACGATGAGCGTCGTGCTGCGATACGAGAACGTGCGGCCCGGATTGCCTTCTTCGTCGACTACGTGATTAGATACTAGCGACGCCTTGCGCAAAATATCCATGACGTACATTGGCGCTCTGCTGCGCTCAACACCGAAATGTTCAACCGCGCGGTCACAAGCGTGGGGCTTAACGAATATCTTGCCGACGAAATGCGTTCCAGCCTTCGGATCAATATCGTGTACGACGGCCATTACGCAATCACCCAGCCTCTCATAACTGCGCGGACGTCAATATAATCGGCGGCGTCCTCATATTCGCGGATCGATCCGTTGTACCATACGTCAGGATAGCGACGAGATTGTTGACGTTGTTCCGGGAGTGAAATGTTAAGAAAACGTGAAACTTCGTTGTTAGATGAACGTAAATTATTAGCAAGGGCGCGTTTCAAGGCGGCCACCTCCGGGTATAATATAGGTAGATAGCGTTGACAAGCGTTATACATCCGTGGTAACATGCTAATTGTGAGTTGGTCATGTTACCAAAGATTTACAACATACATATCGTATCAGCATTGGTTAATTGTTAAAAAAGTGTGATATACTTTAATCGAACATCGGTCGGGCTTCATGCCTGAAACTCCGACCATCGTTCAACAGAGATTTAGTCAGACTACGTGTGACAACACTTTCTGACAATCTCCTCTTAATCTTTGGATGAACTTGCGATGTGCGGCTACGTTCCTTCCGTCCTGCTGCGCCAACAGCCGAGCGGTAGTAGATTCGCTGTATCCAGGGTCAATCATAAAGGTTAAGACTCTCATTTTTCGTTGGTCACCAGCCGCCAAGCTGGTGATCTTTTCTTTAGTAAGGAAGTTATCATCTACGATCGCCAAATCGTCTATGATATCCATTTCAACAAATCCATCTTCTGATTCTCTATGAGGCAAGGGAACTATTTCTACTCCTCTGTTCTTTGTGCTCTGCCTCTTTTTCGCTCGACCAAGCCTGCGCTTAATGTTGTTTACTGCTAACTGCGCGAAGTCACCCTGAGATATATCATAATTAGATATAGTCTCATCAAGTAGTGTGAAGCATTGCTCTTCGAAGTTAGCTTGGTTGACTCGGTTTCTGTTAGACTCAGATAGGCTGTGAATCATTACTTGGAAGTACGCTTTAACTTCCCACACCGCAGTCTTGTCGCCGTTCCTAGCTTCGAAGGCCAGGTTATTCAATTGTTGTTTATTCACCATTTACCATCTCCTCATTGTTGTCTACACTATATATAGGGACAAAATAATCAAAAGTTGGGACATTGTTTTTAAATCTTTTTTATTCTTGTTGTTGGAGGGTTTTATGTATGAAGTCGGTAAGTGCCGACTTCGGGAGATACTTAGGTCTAAAAGGATGTCTCAGGTTAAACTAGCTGAACTTACGGGGTACAGTAAGCAGCAGATAAACAACTGGATTAACCGTCAGCATATCGTTGGTGTAATGGGGTTAGAGGCCCTTCGCACCATTGCAGAGGCGCTCAATCTTGACTCTCCTTATGAACTTTACGAAATGAAGTACGTACCGCACAAGGTACCGCATTCTCCCGAAGAGGCTGCAAGCGATTAGTTCGCTTGTACCGACTAATAGTACACAGGTTTGTGTACTGCCTAATATTACATCATATGACGATATGTGTCGATACTATGTTGCGCCAATGTGAAAATATTTCTTCGTATGGCAGATTTAACCGCACGCCTCAACGCAATCTCATCGCGCACATCGTTCGCATCCTTCGCTGGAATCGGCCACCTTACGTCATATAATTCGCAATATCCGCGCATCTTAGCCGCAACCTCTTCCCGCAATTTTTCGCCAGCCGCGTCATTATCCGTCCCGATCACGATTGCCTGAGCGGGCGACATCCGCAACATTTCCGCCTGGATGTCCGTAAATGTAGAGCCGCCGACAGCAATCGCAGGATAACCGTTGCTCCACAAGTACATCGCGTCAGTCTCGGACTCAACGATAATCGCGCGTTCGATTCTCCGCGAATAAACGAGGTGAATCCCGTATATCATGTTACGGACAGGCGCGCCTCCTTTAGCGTAAAAAAACACCTTCGACCAAGTTGCCCGCCACTTTGCGTTAATAGGCGCGCCGTCCGGATCGTGCCACGGCATGACTACCGCATTCTTCGCCGCATCAAATCCGCAATCAAACATACGCTGAACCTCCGGACTTATTCCGCGCTCTGTAAGATACGGCACGGCCTCGGCTTTATACGCGGCTATGTCGATTGGCTGCGGCTTAGGTGGTGGGCCTGGCGGTATCAATTTAACGCGCAACTTAGGCGGGCCATCTTCCGTAATTTCACCCGTCGTTAACTCCTCGCGCGCCTCTTCGTACGTAATGTTGCGGAGGAACGCGTAGAGTTTAATCGGACCGCCCCGTGCAAACTCCGGATTATTCGCGCCTGAGTCACGCCAGCACCCAAAGTCGGGCGAGTCCGGATCAACAATGACGCTGAATGACGGGGTTTGATCTGCGCGTAGACCGAACGGTGATGATGCGTTAAGGCGGCCGCGCGAATTAGGCTGAACATTGCGCCAATCGTACGAGTCAAGTGCGGCTAGGAACGTGTCAACGTTTATGACATTCGTCAAGGTTTTGTCCTCCTTCCTATTGCTCACTTACGCAAATCGTGCTATAGTCTACTTAGGAACCAATATTCATTTTGAATATCGGCCTGAAACCTATACTAATCTTCGATTTGAATATTGTCAAGGAGGAAACACGGTGACATCAGAAATAATTTCTCAGCGAATTAATACCTTACTGGCTCGTGATAACATACAACAAAAACAGCTTGCTGAGTTTCTGGAAATGCATCCAGCAACTTTAAACGGATACATGACTGGTCGCCGCGACTTTCCTGTGCACGTAATCCTTAATATCGCGAATTACTTTACGGTATCTACTGATTACATATTAGGAAGAACTGACGAAGCGTAGGCGGCTAAATACCGCTCACGCCCGCAAATTGTTTCGCCTGCGCCCGCTTATCTGGTTCGCGCAATACCCCGTAGTCCATCAACGCAAGCAACTCGATAACGAAACCCTCGCCACCATTACGCCCCTTCTCTACGCCTAGCTTGCCAACTCCATTCGCAGCATCAAACGCAAATAGGTTCGTCGCTATTTCGAGTACGGCCTTCGTCGTCTTCACCTGGTCACGCTTCGGTAACTTGATCTCCCGCGCTTCTCCGTCTTCCGTATCTTGCTTTTCCGTATTCGCCTGTATCGTATATATTCCGACTACATCATGCGCGCCAATTATCGTTTCCAACCGCCTCGCCGCTTGTTCCGCAGCACCGCCGGTCGTCTTGTTCGAATTGCGCCCGTATACGTCAGACAACCCGTAAAATGGGTCGATAACCACTACGTCAATCTCCGGATGATCCGCAAGCTCACGGTCGAGTTCGTCAAGTGTCCGCGTTAACTCCGCATCGCCTTTCGCCTGCAGGAC